CCGTCGGGCCATATCATATCCTTCTCCCGATATTTGCCGACAAAATATGCCTGCGCCCTCTGTACGGCTGCCGAATCCGCCACATCCTCCAACAGAATGGCGCGGGCATTGGCGACCGTATTCAGTTTCTGCCACTGGCCGCTTGCCACGCTCACCATTTCCAGAACGGTCCCGCGCTTCAGCGCGCCCGCCGAGGCCTTCAGTGTAATCTCCCGCTGTATATGCACACCGGACGCGATCAGCTGGGAAAGCTCGGCACCCGTGGTTTCCGTTACTCCTAATGTTCCCGCCATGATTATTTACCTCCTTGCTCTTTTGGATTTACTTTGGCCGCTATGCCCTCTCCAATTTCCTGGTCCTTTTTCGCCTCTGTGAAATCATCGCTGTGGCCGGCCTTTTCTTTCGTGGCGATTTCCCTGAATATGGGCGACTTTTCGAAATTTTCGAGAAAATCCTGGAAAAACTGAAGAGGACTTTTCTTTTCGGCCCCATCCGAAAATTCGATTTGCTTTTCTCCATCCAGCCCCTGCATGAATATTACCAGACCGGAATTCGCCCAGGAGGGCAATATCTTGCCATCCTCGACCTTCTGCTCCACCCAATCGGAAATTTCCTTTTTTCGGGCATTCTCACGCGTTTTACGCTGTCTCTCAGCGAACTCCGCCTCCGCTTTCTTTCGTTCCTCCGCGGCTGCCTGTTCTCGTACCCGGCCGATATCCTCTTCCGAAAAGGTCGAACCCGGCAGTTCATTCGGCAGGGCGTCCTCGGGGATCTTCGCCACATCGATGCCCAGAAAATTGAGCATCCCCTTGATCTTTTGTTTGAAATCACTCATATTTTTTTCCTCCTTTCGGTATTCACCGATCTTGTATTGTTTTCTGAATTTATCCAGCCGCCCCTCGATGATCCCGCGCTCCTTCGCGCTGTACTGCGCCCGGTTTTTCTCCCGCCCCCAGTAACCTGCCGCGGCGCGCGTCTGATCCGCATCGGGGCAGGGATACCGGTAATTGACGGGATCGAGAAACTGATCGTCGGGGACATCATCCCATTCGCCGGGTTTCGTCACGTGACCGCCTTCCTTAATGCCGATGCCGTATTGTTTCGATCGGGCCTCCTGCGCCTTTTTCGCGGCCTGCGCGGCTGAAAATTCAGCGTATTCAAACATATACGCCTTGTCATCATCGTCGAACTTCAGATCGGCCAGACCCTTCACCGCCGGCGGCGCGGCTCCCAGAAACCCCACGTGCCGGAGCTTTCCGTCGGGGTAAAAACTGGCCGAACGTTTCTTGTAGCGTCCCTCTTCCACGGCGCGCTCGAATTCGGGAACGATATTCTTCGCCTTCGCGAAGAGCGTCTTTACGCCGTCTTTGATTTCCGTTTTCAGGGCGTTCACCCAGCCGAACGCCGGGGCGTTATGCTCCGGATGCCCCACGACGACCGGCGGTTCGTGAATTCCGGGATTGAAGGTCTCTACGGCGTCGTCGATCAGTTTATCGCCGTCATGCTCGACACCGTGGCTGTCGACCTGCGGACCGCCCCTGAATATCTCGATCCAATCATCGAAACCTTTAAAATTTTTCACGATCCATTCTCCTTTTTCATTTTTGTTGTGTCCTTTCTTGCGAATCCATCCGCCCGTTTCCGGATCTTTTTCATGATGCTGTTTATACGCGTTCATGCATATCCCGTATCTGGCATCCCCTTTGTCTTTCAGTTCCAGCAGGCAGCGCTCATAATCCGCGCCGTCGATGCTCTTCGCGATTGTCTCAGGCATGTTTTCGTTTTCCTCCTGCCAGAATGAAATCGTTCAGGGATTCCCTGATCTCGTCCCAGTCCTCATCCTGCGCCATCATGAACGGTCTCGCCGGTATATCGCCCCAGGGAAGCTTCATCTTCCGGGTATGAGCGCGCACGGTAATTTTGCGAGCCTTTACGGGACGTCCGAATGCCTGAGTAATTTTTCGCATATGCGTCTTAATGCCGGCTTCCACGGCGCCAAATGATCCTTTTTTAGCGCCGAACTGATGAACGGCGGCATAGATTTTATTCGTTCCTATTACGACCTTGTCCTTATCGGCCCTGGCATGAATGCTGCCCGCCATACCGCCGCCGAGGCCCCGATCCATCAATATTTTCGCGCGTCCCTTCCTCCGTGCCAGGGTGACGGGCGAGAGGGGCGCCCATTTTTCCGGCCTCCCTCCCCTTTCGAAATTTCTGACGATCGACGTTCTCACTATCTGCCCGATGATCTTCATGGCGGGTGTCAGATCGCCCACGCGGCGCTGGATATCATCCAAAAGCTTCTTTACACCGTGGTCCTCGATCTTAATATCCAATGTTAGGCCGGCCATAAATTAATCCCTCAAATGTTCATCCCACGCGGCTTTCCCCGGGTTGTAATCCCAGCCCGGATCGATGCCCTTCGGAATTTTATGCATTTTCCCCGTCGTCGGGCTGGTCCATTCGTAATATTCCCGTTTCGGGGCGTCTGTTTTTATGGGAAAGTCTTTTTCCTCTTTCTTCAGGCGCTCTAATTCTCTTTCCGATACGCCGACCACGCCGCATTTGCATCCCCAGCCGTTGGGCGGGTAATGGGTGTCCCAGAACGGATCATCCGCCGGGAGGGCCAGATTGTACCATTGCATATGCTCGGGGCGCGGATTTGCCGCGCTCGACGCGACATATCGGAGATATGGTCGTATCTTGAGCACATCGGGATCCGTCATCTGTTTCCAGTGGCCGGCATGGTAGGCGACGCTCACGTTGGTATTGAATATGACCGCCGTTCTCCAGCCCCTGCCTCCCTTGTATTTCCACCCATGCTTTGAGATCATGTCATCGAAATCCTTGCGGAAGTCGGCGAGTGTCGCGCCGTCCGCAATGCCCTTTTCAACGGCCGTCCGCAAATCCCTGATCAGATCCTCCTTCATCGCGCCGGCGACTACGAAGGCCCGCGAATGCATATCTTTCCAGAGATCCTCCCATGTCCTCGTGGGCAGGCTGATCTTCCGCCTGAAATAGCTGATCGCCTCGTCGAAGGGGAGGCTGAACGGATTAACGTCCGGCATCGGCATCAAACCTCCCTGCTAAATGAGCTAATACCATCGCCCGCTGGATGAGGTTGCCCATCTGCGTTTCATTCATCTTTCCATATATGGAAGTCAGGCCGTCCCTGAATTCCTCCAGGGAATTTACACGCTCCAGGAGCTGTTTTGCGGGCTCGATCAGATCGTCCATAGAAGCGTCTGCGATCGCCTTTGCCGCGATGGCATCCGCGCTTGCATGGATATCATTATCATTCTCGGCGAATTCCGGTTGGGCGAACGGCGGTTTTTCCTGGGCGCGGGGCGGCGTCCCGACTTCGAAATCCTTTTCCTGCAGATTGTATGTGCGCTGATAATAAAATTTCGTGAATTTGACCCCCTGCTTCGTCAGGGTTTCATCCCGCTCAGCCAGTTCTTTTTGAATATTCTCTTCCTCGAAGAAGGCAAATTCAGGAATTGCAGATCCCTGGGCGTTGAATTCAATGACCCACGAAAACAGGATATTGAACGCCTGGGAGATCATTTGTCTGTCCTGGCCGACAAGATCGGCCCTGACTTCCATATGTTCCTTGGTGGCGGCAAAAGAGCCTCCCTTGTCTAACTCCGTCGTCAGGGTCTGCCCTAAGATGGCCTTGGATATCTCGCGGTTTGAAACGGAGATCAACTTTTCGTATATATCAGCGGAGGCGCTCTTACCCGCGGCCTCCGTGATATTCACACTTTCGTCGTTATTGATCACGGCCACCGCGTCCTGAACCATAGAGGTCAATCTCGACAGGAGGGCTCCTCTCTCAGTTTCATTCGTTCCTCTCGGCACCCGGCCTACCAGCCAGGGCATTCCGTACTTTTCGGTGAATATCGCCCAGAATTTAAAACCGCCCTTTTTAAAGACCACCGGCCAGAAACATCTCGCCAGAAGTCTCTCCCCGTAGGGATTCTGGTATGTCGCGTGATGTCTGGGCAGCAGAAATTTGTATTCCGGGATTTCTTCACCGTCTGTCATGTTATCTCTTGACAGAAATCTGAGTCTGTTCTTCGGATCGAACCTAAACCACTCCTGGGGTTTCCCCTCGATCCGTTCCGGCAGCCATGAGTTTTCAGCGCTTTTCCAGATTACCTCCAGGGGGGCCATCCCGAAAAACGGCGCTTCGAGCATATCGGTGATGACCTGATATACATCGAGCGAATTCATAAAATTTTCTGTAATTTTGTAACCGTTTTTGTTTTGCCGGACTGAGCCTTCTTTCGCTTCATTGATCTTCCATTCGCGCGATAACGTCCCTGATTTCCGGCTCTGATAACAGCTCCAGACATGGGCGTCGGAGAGAAGTTGGCGATAGACGGCAACATCCTGTCCGGTTTTCTGCAGCACCGGATCGGGATCCGGCAGCAGCGCGTATATGCCCATCCAATCCAGCGATCTTGACCTGGCGGCAATCTCCGCGCTAAGAGATTTACGATCTCCGAGTTCGATAGATTCTGTCTCGTTCAGCCAGAGTTTCATTAATACGCTCCATATCTGACGGATCCGTGATATCCGTCCAGTTCGGATGTCATGTTTCTCGCGCCCGCGGTCAGGATATCGGGGACATCAGTGTATCCCGCCATTTCAGAGGCCGCGTAGAGCGCCATCGCCCCGGCTATTCCGGAATCTCCGTGGCGCTGTTTCTTGTCTTTGCTTTTCGTCTTTGTATCGGGCAGCCTGGCCACACCCTTGATAAGCTTGAAGGCCCGGTGGTCCTCGATAATATCGGCGTCTTTTGGGAGCAGGATCGTTCGATCCTCAAAAGCGGCCTTATATTTCGGCATATTCTCCCTGTACCAGCTCTCCGTCAGCATGACCTGAGCGATCCTCATGGCGCCATATTTCTGCATGGCGCGTTCCGCCAGATACTGGCCGTTTCCCCTGGCATCCAGAGCGCCTCCGGAAAACCGCGGCAGACGATCCACGACATAAAAGAGGATCTGTTCCTGCTGCTGAAACGGAATGTTTCTCAGTTCCAGAACGAATGGGGCCCGGAAAGTTGCGTTCTGCTGTTCGGCCAGGGGCATAATTACCGTGAGATCACCGGTGCGTCCGAAATCCTCGCCGAAATAGTGATTCCGCATCGAGTCGAGATCAGTGAGAAGCGGCTTGAGCGTCTCCTCGCACCAGTCCTTGACCTCGGCATATCTAAGGCGATCCGCAAGCTCTGCGAATGAAGTTTTTTGTTCGTAGCGAATGACAGGTATCTCTTTGGAGAGACATGTCTCGATGAGGGCGCGGGTCAGATAGACGCCGCTTCCCTGGGAGGGAATGCAGAAGAGTTCTTCTTCGGCGTCGTCGCCGTAAAAATCAATCAGCGCCTGTCGCCACTGCGTCTCTTTTTCTTTCGACCACTCCTCGCCCGTCCGGAGGCATATCCTTTCATAGAGGCCCTCATCCAGCGCGTCATCCAGTGTAATTCTGTGTAATGAATAGGGTTTTCGTCCCGCCAGAATATCATTGACCAGGCCGTTAAAGGGGTTGTCATCTCCGTTGTGTGTGGATATGACCACGACACGGCCTCCCCACATGAGCATGGCCATAGCGGCTTTCAGGAGCCCGGCGAGATCATCGTGAAAAGCGGCTTCATCGATGACGATTTTCCCCTGTTTTCCTCTCAGGTTTGCGGGCCGGGATGAGAGCGCTGTGATTTTCCAGCCCGAAGCGAAACGGATCCGGAACGATTTGATGTCATGCCCCTCATTTTCTATAACGACTTCCTCTATTTCTTCCGCGGCTAACTGATAGAAACGCGACCAGTCGGCGCAGTCCTCGATGAACTCCTGGGCCATTTCTTTATTATAGCCGATATACCAGACATCCATCCCGGAGGTCTTTGCCGCAAGAAGGGTGTCATCGGCCGCTTCGCCCCAGGACAGCCCTACCCGCCGCGATTTTTCGACCGCCTTTACCTGCGACTCATCCGCCATCCATCGTTGCTGATAGGGCAGCAGGACGGCCGGCGTCCGGTTTGACCTATTTTCTTTATCCCAGGTTGTTATCATCCCGCAATCCCTAAAATATCTTTTCTAATCGCATCGGCGGCATCTTCCGAAAGCCCTCGATTCTTCAACACTTTTGAGACCTTCCGCGCCGCTTCTCTCGCCTTTTTTCTCGCCTCTGCCTGCCATTTTTTCTGCGCCACCGAAGCGCGGCTGAGACGCGCCACCATGACCCCCATTTTGGGAAATATCTTCGCAAACTCATCCGGGTTGTCTGATTGCAGGTTGATCAGCACGTCGAACGCCCGCTCCTGTACCAGCCTGATCAGGGCGTCATTCATCGCGCCCTCTTCATCGCCCGCGGCGCTTGCGATCGCCTTTGCCTGTTCAGTCGCTACCTGAATGGCCGACAGTCTGCTCTCGAATTCCTGTCCGTAACGGTGGATGGAGGATTTGGAAATTCCAAATCCCTGCTCGGTGAGCCAGTCAGCCAGGCCCTGATAATCGGCAAAACCGTTTTTTATGAGTTTCCGGTTAAGGTCTTCCTTCACATCGTCAGGAAGCTGTGTAACCGCTGATCTTTTCGGCATAATCTCACCACCACTTTTTCGGGCGGGCGATTCCGGGGTGACATTTAACGGTATATTCCGCCACGTCAACGCCATGATGTGTCAACTCGGCGTGCCAGTTCGGGCCGGTCTCGCGGCCGTCTACCTTTACGAGGTTTCGGTCTTCCAGGTAATCAATTTCCCTGCGGATTTCCAGGAGGGTTGCATCGCCGATTATGCCCTGCACGGCCGTCAGTATGGTCCTGTCACTGGCGCCGATGGGCCGCCCGGCATTGAGTGTTTCCAGGATGAGCCAGCGCATCTGTTCGCGTTTCGTTTTTTCAATATCGATCTCGTTCATTTCTCCGATGTTCCCCCTTTCATCTCATATATCAGCGCGGCAAGCGCATCCATTTTAGCGCTCATCCGCACCGAAAACGGAATGAAATCCTCCCGCCTGACGTATTCCAGGGGGAGCGCTCTTTGCATCTCCATAATGTCGGCTTCCACCTTTGTAAACCGCGCGTCAAATGAGTTCATACTCCGGCCTATCACCCACCTGACTGTGGCGATAATCAACACGCCCCATATGCCGACTACGCCTAATAACCAGATGAAATACTGTGTAAATATCGCGTCCGTCACAGACTTCTCCTTTCGTGCCGTTCCTGGCATTCGACGCACCGGACGGCATCGGGGCTTGCCTCCAGCCGCCCCGCCGGAATCGGAACCTCACAGTCGAGGCAGCATCGAACACCGTCGATATATAATGCCATCTCCGGCGTGCCGGCCTGTTTAGCCATATCCAGTTGACGCAAAGAATTATGTCGGAATAATTCAGCATGTGCATTTGCAAGATCGATTATGTCCACAGTCTCTTCGCTCCGGTTTCGAGTTTTAAATAGTTACTGCACGCGCAATCCATTTGGCGCGCCGGGTTTGGAATAGTTTATAATTCCGTGGGCTTCGTTGTTGAAGCAGACGTCGGGATTGTCAGACCAATTAATTACAGATTCGCTGACATTTTCTCCGTTGACCTCGCGTATAGCCTTCACGCCCCAGAAGAATTTACCCTCATCGCTGAATGGAATTGTGCAGCTCGTCTGTATTGTAGAGCTCACGGCGACGATATTTGTTCCGTCGGCGTTTTTGATATAGATTTCATACCTGACAACATTATCCGCCGGTATGGTATCACCGCTTTCAAGGGTCGTGACGGCATCCCAGGCAACGGTTTTTTCGTTCGCCGGATACCACGTCTGCGCGCCGGCGATCCCCGCGAACAGGAACAATAATATCACGATAAAGATTGAGAGTGTTTTCTTCATGATTTTTTATTTCCCCTCCCCGGGATCGGAATCTTTTTGAACGCATCCCCAATAGCTTTCAAAAACCTGCTGTCGGGAAACATGCCCTTCAATGTCCAGTAAACGACCGTCAATACAACAATGTTCCCCTTGATAATCTCCAAAAAATATCCATCCAGACCGTAATTTTCCATAGTTTTCACCTGATCCTTGTTTTAAATTTATATATGTTCAGGCGGAGTAATTATCTCCCGCCGGTAATCATGTTCACGATTTTGTTTGCGGCGCCCCGTTTCTCGGCTGATCTGCCGATGACCCAGACGCTGCAGACACCGCCCCATGCGGCCCAGAATTCGCCAGGCAAGCTAAGCTGTGGCATGGGTCTGCCTGTGAAAAAAGCGGCTATGGGAAAGAGCACATAAACGAGACAGATAAATGCCAGGCCCGCATAAACGAGGGTGGGTCTTGCTCTTTTCGTATATGCGTCCCCCTGCTGCATCTCGGAGACCATAATCGATTTCTGAGATTCCACCAGGGAATTTTCACGCGCTTGTAACATCTGCTGGAGATTGATCTGTGCCTGAGCTTTCTCCGCGTCGGTCATCTTCGGAGGGAAAAAACGTTTCACCACGGTATCCGCAAAGTCGGCCACGGAGCCTAAACCTGTGATATCAAGCGCCAAAGTTAGTATCCCCCTTTTATCCTTGCGTAAGTTTTCGCTTCAAGAAAACTTACATATTTATTATTTATTCTGCCCCAGCGGGCCTTTTGGCCTCTCACGTCGAGGTGGAAGCCGGGGTTGCGCCAGTCGGGATATATGCCGAGACCCACACGATCGGCTACCTGGAACTTTTCGAGAAAACGCGCCATAACGGCTACCTGCAGGTTAAAGGGTTCGCCGTCTTCTATATGGAAGTCGCAGGCATTGCCGAGATAGTGCTGTGAATTTGCTGAATGGCCTGAAAGATCATAGGCGCAGTGAATCACGAAAGGACTCTGCCAAATATCGCGGAGCGCATCCATAGTGAGCAATAAGAACCCATTTATCTTGTTGGGATCACCCCATTTTTCGGCGCGATTGAAATGTCGGATATGTTTCCAGAGCATCATATTACCTGGTAAAAACTCTCTTGCTGCAAGAGCCGCTATTGCGTAACTTATGGCGGGCAAGCCGCGCGAAGTTTTTATATTTTGATTATTTTCTCACAATTATCTTATTTGTCAAGTCTTTTCTTCTTTTGCGGGGTTGTTGATATTGTGTGGCTGGCAAATTCACGCTTTATCTTGGTCTTTTGTCTTGTTCAACTGATGGGATTCTTGACGTAAGGCCGAGGATGAAAGCGCCTGTAAAAATTGCGATGGCCATTTTATGCCTTCAATATTCTGAGTTCCGTATAATCGATTTCGCTATCCCGGCAGGCATTACAGATCTTGCGTGGAATATTTTTCCCTTTCCAATTCAAATAGTTACCATTTCCATAGAAATTTATAGAGCTGGCTGTAAGGCATCGAGACCATATGCTCCGATGTGCAGAATATTATAGGCTGCATTAAGGTCGGCATCCATAATATTTCCGCAACTACATTTGTACGTCTCCCCATGACGGTTTGACTTACAAATAAGCCCGCATTTACTGCAACGCTGGCTCGTATATTGAGGTGGAATTTTTGTAAATAGAATTCCTGCCTCTTCACATAGTATAGCAAGCCTTCCCAAACATTGAGAATAACTCCATCGTTGCAGTTTATTATTAAATTTCTTTCGTATTTTACCTTTCGATTTATGTTTAACGCTTTTCAAGTTCTCAACTAATAGTTCTTTGACATTGTTCAGGTTTAAGGTTTTACAGGATGTATTTATTAGTTCATCCCGCTCAATTAAAGCCCGTTTAAATGCTTTGCTCCCTTGTTTCTTTTGCGCAATCTTTTCATATATTGAATTATCGCCGATAAATTCACCGTCTGAACTTACAATCAATTTCTTGTATCCAACATCAACAGCCTTTTGTTTGCCATTAGTTCTCAAAACGGGTGTTTCTTTTTCAAAGAAAAGGTCGGCAAAGTAACCAATTTCATTTATTCTTAGTCTAACCGATTTTTTAAGTGTCCATCCAGCATTTAAAAACTTATTGAAATGTATATGTTTCCGAGAAGGCAGATTGATAATGATTTTATTTCCGATTGATGATAATCTGAGCCAGATATCAAAAGAATTAATATCCGGTTTAATATTAACAAAGCGTGAGTCCAATTCCATAACAAGACGGTTAAGCACAGGTTTCGTTTTCTTTTTCTTCTTGCGTTGGGACTTAACAATCGACAAAGCTTGCTTTGTAGCCGCTTGTCTAAGCCTGGCAGATAGCCACGTGTTTATTGAGGTATCTTTGACATCTTTAACAAAACTGCCTGTAAACTGTTTTTGTTCCCAGAGGATATCGATGAAATAATTGACAACATTTCGATATTCTTTAGCAACTTTTTTTAATTTTTCAAGTTTACCAGTATTAGCATATTTAAGATTTATTGTTGATTTTCTTATCATATTCAAGCTCTTTAATTAACTGCTCAGTCTTTCGTTTACTTCGTCTTTGGCCATAAATTCTTGCACAAAAAGACCACGTGTCGCCGCCCTGGGATTTCTTTCGCTCCGTGCCACAGCGTTTTGCCGCCAGCCAGCCACGATCTATCCAGCGGTGAATTTTATGGTGATCGCATCCGATTTAAATTGTTTTCATAATATCGCCGAGCCTTTTTAAGTTTGCCTGGCGTTGCTCCTCTGTAAATTCTCTGCCTACCCCTGATCTCTGACCGCTGACTTCCGACTTCCGAAGTTCTCTCTCCGCGTGTCTTCCGGCTTCCTTTTCTTCATTTCCAGCTATGGAAATCATAATCTTTTTGAGATAGTTATGGTGTTCGAGGCGTGTCTGAAAATCTCTATGGACTGTAATATTAAGGGCCTCGGCAATACCATCCGGCGTGATCTTATAAGTCTTTTTCTGATATCTGAATGCCCCTGTCTGGAAGAGGCCTGCCATTTCCTCCAGGAGGAGGCGGAACTTTTTGACTTTCGTTTTATGTATCGTGGCGCCAAAAAGTTCCGCGTAGGCCCAGACCAGGGAGGAGTATTTTCCGAAGACCGGCGCTAATTTTATAATTGCCATCAAGTCCTCATCGGCCTTGATCTCCATCCAATTACATTTATATCCGCATTGCGGGCATTTAAAGTTCATGAGTCGCTGTGCTCCTGTTTTAAGTTTTAAGTTCATATAATTTCATTTCCTGACTGTAAACAATAGGGAAAAACGTTCTAAGAAAATCAACATATTCGGAAAAATAGTCAAATTTATGGTATCTATGAGCGAAGAGAATCGCAGTTTGATTTTCTATCAGGGCATATTCAATGCCATGTCTGGTGCATATACTCTTGAGCCACGCTGTGTTATATTCAAAATATTTAACCTCCCCAGCCCATTGCCAACGACGTTTTAAAAAATAATAATACTCTCCGGTATCAATATCTGTACAATATGGTATTCGGACAGTGTTTTGTTGATTCATGGATTTATTTACCTTCGCCCCATTGCCATTTCCCCTCTTTCCTCCTGTCTCCTTATCGCTTAACTTCATAACTGAATTTTTCCATCATCTTCCGTTCTGCGCCGATCAGGAAGAGTCGTTCGTCGGGCCACTTTTCCACGACTCCGCGGTCGAGAGATTTTGCAATCTTGATGGCCTCCGTCAGCCCCTGTTCCTCGGCTTTTGCCAGGGCATCGCGGGGAATTTTCACTTTCTCTTCCTTATTATATATAAGGATACCATTTTTGAGTTTTACAAGATCCCGGCCGTCGAAGATATTATCCCTGTTTGATTTCATCAGGCGCATGATCTCTTTTTCTTTGGCTTTGAGCTCCATTTTTAGCGGTTCCAGCAGGATACCGTACTTTTCCGTCAATAATTCAAATTCCCTGTCGGCCTCGGCCTGTATCATTTCGAGATTGCCGGACGTTTCCCGGATATCGCACAGGATTCCATCGGCTTGTTTTTTTATAGATTCCATATCTTTATCCTTTAGTCTTGTGTTAATCGGCATCTTTCCCCGTTGCCGGCTCTTAAAAAGTGACTGAAGTCTGTCGCCACGGCACAGGGACCGTGATATAACTGAATGTCCCAAAATCTAACCTGGTCCTGAATGCAATCAAAGGTGTGATGGCAGTCTTCTTTGACACTCCTCGGAAACAAGAGAAATGCCATCAGAAAGATGCACGCCAACGCCCGTTTCATGATTCCTCCATGTTCAGCTTCATCTGCCCCAGGTATTCCGGGAGGGCGATCTTTTTGATCCTGGCGTTTCTGGCCAGGATCTTGAGCGCTCTGATTTCGCCCCGGCGCAGATATTCCGTCAGTTCCGATCCGGCGCTGGCCAGGTAGTATCCGCCGCCATTGCGGTTGGACACGGAGCAGATCGGAACGCCCTCGTTTCTCATGGATGTGATGACAGTTCTGAGCCTGCGCGTATCATTTATCCGGTTTGACCACTCCTTCTCGAAAACGGCCTCGTAGAGCTCCGCCATGCCTATAGCCCTGTGTTCGCCGGAATGATCAGCAAGTATCGACAGTGTTTTATATTTGTACATTTCCATATCTTTGTCTTTCATTTTCGTCCACGCTCCTCTTCCACAATCACAAAATTTTCTATTTCATCCATATATTCCAGGATTGCCCTCGCCTTTTTTAGACCAAACGAGACATTCCCCTTCTCTCCGACCGGGATAGTAATCGTCGGATACCCTTTGTATTCCCCAATTTTCACATCTCTTATTTTATCTGTCATAATCTCCTCCATTAATTAAATTAGTCCTTACCCTTCCGCCTTGATCCTTGAACTGTCGCCTTTTATAATCCTTCTTTCTGTGCCTCGCTGTTAATAACCGCCCACGGTATCCCCGTCCGCGCGCAGATCCGGTCGAGCTGACGGATCTGGAGCCGGCCGGAGGGTTTGACCGCCCTGGTCGCCTCGTCGAAGAGCATCTTTCTGGCGGCCTCCAGGCTTACGATCTGCGTCTTTTTGCCTTTTTCAATTTTTCCGACAGTGAGTATTCTCTTCATGGGTTATTTCCCTTCTTCGCTTCATCAATAGCCTCCCTGTGAAATTGCCCCTGGACAGCCAGATTCATCATTTTCTGTAGATCCCGGTCCGCTTTGCTTTTTTCGTTCTCATAATCATGCAGGATATCGCCGCGAAGCGATTCAAGCTTTGCAACGATATGCGGTTTGTCGGAACAAAATCTTCCATAGGACAGCGCCTCATTTGTGTTGGCGAAAAGCCAGTATTGTTTTACGTTATTCATTTATATGTCCTCCCTTCTTCCTGCTGTTGTTTTTTGTATTTTTCCATAATTACCAGTATTTGCTTGAGTTTAGCCGTATCTCGGAGCCATTCCAGGGTATCGACATCACCTTTGGATTTCACCAGGCCCGCAAGGCGTTTACTGCCGTTCTCGATCTGTCCGGCCAGTTCGCGGCATCGGTCCTGCAGGGCGGTGATCCTCTTTTCGACGGGCTGACGTTTTCGCCTGCGATACGGTCGCCAGCCCAGATATTTCAGATATTTGACCATGCTTTCCAGTTGCGGGATGGTGAGATCCCGCGCGCTTTCGACTTTGAAACCGCTCAAAACAGCCTCATACTGATCAGGGGTAAGACCGAGCTCCTTCTTCGCGATGTGGATCTTCGCCAGGAGCCCCCTGCGCTGCTCCGCAATCCTTGCCAACCAGCGGTCCGTGGGCTTCCATCTTTTTCCTTTAGTCTCTTGCCTTGAGCCTTTTACCTGCATTTAACCCATAACCTCAATCTTGAATTGTTCACGATTCGCCACATTATAGAGCCGCTCCGCTCCGGTGCCCGTGGCGCATCTTCTCCGGCCGACAATAATAATACTTCCACTTGCGGCAAGGAGCTTTATGGTCCTGTCCACATGGTTCCGCCCCGCTCCGGAAAGCCTCTCAATATCGGAGGCGGCAAACATGCCTG